CGAGCTGGCGACCACAACAAGTTAAGGAAATAAAATGGCTACTACCGCTATCACTGGCCGGTCGCTTACACTAACGATCGGTGCAAAGACATACGCAGATCAAGGCGCATCTGTAACACTAAATCTAGACAACAACCAGCAGGTCTTAGAAACTCTTTCGGGTCGCGCTTACAAGACCGTTGATTACTCTGGAACATTAGACATTGAAATGTTTGCTGACTGGGGAGTCGCTGGAGGACTTTGCGCCCAATTATGGGATGCCGCTAAATCAGCCCCGGACACATCACTTTCATTCTCATTCGTTGCCGGTGCAACCAGCACTATTGCTGGCAAGGTATTCCCAGCGTTTCCACCACAAGGCGGCGCAGCTACAGATGTACTAACTACGTCAGTTTCACTTGTAATTGATACATCCTCCGCAATCACACGCACTTAATGAATAGAACAGGGCAAACCTTATGAAATACAAAGTAACAACACAACAGGGCAATAACTACATAGTGAGCGATGATTCAGCATGGCTGTGGATCAGACTAGAGCGCGACTTGGGTTACACACTAACCCAAGCGCAGGAAAAGATGAGCGCAGGAAGTCTGGAAGTCATAACTTATTTGCTGTATTTAGCAGCATCAGGCGATGAACTAACAGAATACAAAACGCACCAAGGCTGGGTTGAAAATGAATTTGATACTTTTGATGTGGTGAGCGATGACCCAAAAGACACCCCAGAGGAAGCATCAATAGACACCTAATTGCGCTGGCCGTTAATACCGGGATCGCATTGGGTGACTTGAAAGAATGGTCGCTCACAGACATTGAAACAGCCTATGAGCTGATAGCAGAGAGGAATGGAAATGGCTGATACAACTAAGATCACCATAAAGCCTGACCTATCTGACTATCGTGGTTTATTAAAAGCAATTTCACTAATGGACAAAGACAGTCAAGGCGCTCTTAAGAGCGATATTCAGTCAATTAGTCGCTGGACTGCTCAAGGCATGATCTACGCATCCTACGGTTCGCCTATGCCCCGACAGGCTGCCATTGTGGCCAGCACTGTGCGAGCCAACAAAGATCGCATACCTAATGTAACTATTGGTGGGTCAAGAGGTCGTGCATCAGGTGGGGCGAATGCTGGCCAATTGTTATTTGGTAATGAATTTGGATCTGACAGAAATGCCAAAGGATCGGCTGGATCATTTCCTAATGGTGGATTTAAATTCCCGGAACGCTCACGTAGCGAGGGTAGAGGTAACGCTGGTTACTGGATATTCCCAACATTAAAGGCTATGCAACCAGAAATCCGTAAACGCTGGCTTGATGCAGTTAATAAAGTAATGGACAACTGGGCAAGGACAAGCTAATGGCTGATACACGTACACTGAAACTCTCGTTACTAGCTGACGTTGCCAAATTTACAGATGGCATGAATAAGGCTGATTCATCTACTAAAGGCCTTAGTGACAAAGTTGGCAAATACTCAAAGGTCATGGCTGGTGCATTTTTAGCCGTTGGCGCAGCTGCTGGTGTAATGGCAGTCAAGATCGGTGTTGATAGCGTTAAAGCTGCTATAGAGGATGAATTAAGCCAAAAGAAACTTGCACAAGCGCTTAAAAATACAACAAAGGCAACCGACAAACAGATCGCCGCACAAGAAACTTACATAACTAAACAACAACTTACTTACGGTATTGCCGACACTAAATTGCGCCCGGCACTAGCAAACCTTGCAAGAGCAACAGGTGATTTAACCGAAGCACAAAAACTAAACAATCTAGCAATAGACATTAGTGCAGCTACAGGTAAAGACCTAGAGGGCGTAAGTATTGCATTAGGTAAGGCTTACAATGGCAACTTCACAGCATTAAAGAAACTTGGCGTACCTTTAGACGAAAACTTAATTAAAACAAAAGACTTCAATGGTTTAACAAAAGACTTAACAGATACTTTTGGTGGATCGGCTAAAGCAAATACAGAAACTTATGCTGGCCAACTTGCAATTCTTAAACAGCGATTTGGTGAAATTCAAGAGGACATTGGTGCAAAACTGATTCCTAAACTCAAGTTGTTATTGGAACAAGTAAATCTTGTAGCCAAAGGATTTAGCGGCGAGGATCCAGATGGACTTAGCGCCCGGGCAAGAGAACTTAAGGGCGATCTAGGAAACACTGGCGCAGCTAGTTTAGGTGGAACACTTAGAGCCTTAAGTGATTCTTTTGGTAAATTGTTTGGCGCATTAGCCGGACAAGATGCAAAAGATGGTGCAACAGCCTTAGATAACATCGCATCAGGTGTGCAAACACTTGCCAACGCGATTAACTCACTAGCAACTGCGTACGGTAAATTAGATTCGTTTACCAAATCAAAGGGATATCAAAGCACACTTGATGCAATATTTGGTACAAAACAGGGTGGGACTGCATCATCAATTCTTAACCCATTTGGCACTAATTTCTTAGGCGCTGGTTCAATAACTGGTGCAAGAGCTAGTGGTGGCCCAGTATCCATGGGTGGTTCATACCTTGTAGGCGAGCGTGGCCCTGAATTATTTACACCAAGCGTAGGTGGCAAAATAAGCCCTAATGGTGGTGGGGGTGTAGTAATTAACCTAAACGGCATTATTGATGCCGAGAGCGCCCGTAGAAGCCTAGAACGCCTATTCCAGAACTCCACACGCCGTACTGGCGCGCTTAATTTTGCGGGTAGCCAACTGTGACAACTTATGAACCATACCCATCTGTAGTTATAAATGGATCGGTAACAATTCCAAGCAGCACATTATCTGACATCAGAATTAGTTATGGCCGCCGCGATGTACTTGAACAGCCAGCGCCGGGATTAGCAAACATAAACTTTTGGACTACAGGCGATGCCCCATTAGACATTGAGTTATCAGACAAGATCGAAGTAAAGATAGACAAGGGTACGTCAGGCACAGCCACCATTTTTACTGGCATTGTTTCAGATGTTCAGATCGGCTTTGATGCTTATGGATCAACCAGCTCGGTAGCCCGGTATTCAGTCACAGCTGTAGGCCCATTAGCACAACTTAATAAAAGACTTGCAAGATCGACATACGCCGAGGAAAAAGACGGAACGCGCGTTTACAACATTGTTTATGATGCATTTACTACCACATGGGATGACATTCTTGGCGCTACGAGTTGGGCAGATGCACCGGGCGGTATTTCATGGACTGATTATGATTCTTACGTTGCAGGTATAGTTGCTGGATTATCCAACATTGATACACCCGGACAATTTACATTAGTTGCCTATTCCAGTGGCATAACAAATGCTTTATCCTTGGCTCAAAGCGCCGCTAATTCTGGTCGTGGTGTTTTGTATGATTTACCAAATGGGACTATTGGGTATGACGATTATGCAGCTAGAGCAACCAATAGCCCATTTACATTAACCACTGGCGATGTGCTTGCACCCGGACTTTCCGTTGATGCCAAATGGGGTGAAATTTACAATTACATCAGTGTAGATTACGCCAGCGGATCAGCATATGACGAAAATGTAACGAGCCAGCAATTATATGGAAACCTCGTAGGCGATAAATCAACAACTTTAAAAAACCTAGTCGATGCTCAACAACAAGCTACCGATTACATCAAATCACGTGCTTTTGCTCGGGTTTATCCAGAACAAATAGTTATCCCATTACATTCTGAAACAGTTAGTGATGCCACAAGAGATCAAATGACTTTGGTTTACAACGGCCTTTACATTAAATGCACAACTTTGCCATTAGTTATGGGTGGGCAACTTGAGTCATTTGTAGAGGGTTGGGAGTGGTCATTGACACGATACACAGCTGATCTGACCCTTTATTTGTCACAATATTCTGAAACCTATAGCAGCCAAATTTGGCTACAAGTCCCACAAACGACCACTTGGGCAACGTATAATAACACTGTGAAATGGCAGGATGCATAAATGGCAACAACAACAAATTATGGGTGGACTACACCAAATGATACTGATTATGTGTATCAAGGCGCAGCTGCAATTAGAACAACTGCTAACAGCATTGACACAACCGTTTATAGTTTGCCACAGGGTGTTAAATCTTATGTAAGAGATGCTTTAGCCAATCTTTATTTAACAACTGGAACTGAAACGGCGTTTTTTACTTCGCCATCTTTTACACCGGTTGTTGGCAGACTTTACTTAATTACTTATTCAGTGGGTGAAATCTTTAAATACACAACTCAAGGTGATGTAACAATTAGATTACGCAAGAATAATGCAGCTGGAACATTATTAGATCTTGGCAATATGCTTGGTTTAAATTATTATCCTACAGCTGGTTACAACGGTGGATCATTTACAAAAACATGCACACTTACTGGCGCTCAATTAACTGCAACTGCCTTTGTTCCATGCGTAACTTTGCAAACAAGTACTAATGGTATGAACGCTACAAATACAACTAATGCAGGATCAATTACATTCACAGATATAGGACCGTCATAATGACACATGATGAAATAATCGAAGCACTTAAAGAACTTGGTTTTGAAAATGGTTGGGCAGTAAGAAACGGCAAAATTGTAATTTGGGAAAATGAAATTGAAGTGCCTAAAGATTTAGTTTCATATCTTGCATTGGATATAAGTGAATAATGGCAACTACAACAAATTATGGTTGGACTACACCTAACGATTCTGACCCATTTAAAAATGGGGCAAGCGCAATCAGAACACTCGGCAGCGCAATAGACACAACAACTTTTAGCCTTGGACAAGGTAAAAGAAGTTATGCCATAAATACATCAGCTGCTTTAACACTGACTACAACTACTGAAACTGCTCTGTTTGGTTCAGGTTCATGGACACCAGTTGCTGGTCGTTTATACGAAGTTACTTACACTGTTGGGTACGTACAAAAAACCACAAGTGGTGGCAATATCAGCATTCGTTTGCGTAAAGATAATACGGCAGGTACCCAATTAGATTTATCACTTTATAGCGCTCAACCCACCGCTAGTATTTGGTGTCATTCCAAAACCCTTTTATTGACAAGTACACAAATGGGAACATCTGCATTTATTCCAACTGTTACAGTACAAACAAATACCAATGGTTGTGTTGCTCAAAATACAACTGACTACATTGGTGCAATAAGTATCAAAGACATAGGACCGTCATAATGGCTTTACCAATTAAAAATGGCAAGATAACTACTGGATATCATGTACCCGGAAAGCACTGGTCTGTTGGATACCACACTGGCGTAGATTTTGCTGTACCTGCTGGTACTGACGTCTTTGCTGCAGCTGACGGAGTGATCGCCAATGCTAACTGGGGCAGTGCTTATGGCACACAGATTGTACAAAAACTGTCAGACAATACTTATGTTATTTACGCTCATTTAAGTAAGTCGTTAGTTAAGCCCGGCGAAAAGGTTAAAAAAGGTCAGCACATCGGCGAGTCTGGAAACACAGGCAACTCAACTGGCGCACACCTACACTTTGAACGCCGTAATGGCATCCAGTGGAGTAAGTCAGCTGACATGAATCCAGAATCAGTATTAAAAGCATGAATAACTACAAGACATTTGTGGTCAGAGTTGTAGCCCTAATTGCTTATGAGGGTTTAGCGACATTTGGTCTAAGCGCTGGAGTTGGTATAGAGCCAATAAAAGGCGCGTTAATGGCTGCCTTATTGCCATTGGTAGTTGTATTACGTGAATCGGCTAAAGGCTTGCTAGATGATGGCAAGTTAAACCAATCCGAAATGGATGCTGCTATTACAGCTGGAAAGAATAAATCCGAGTGACATGGATGCCATTGTCAATGCAGGGCAAATCGCTGGCGCGTTAATTGCCGTTTTAACCCTTTTGGGCATGATTGTCCGTTATGCAATTGTTATACCAATTAAGGCCTACATAGAGAAAATGACTTATGCCATTCAGCCCTATGCAAATGGCGGAAAATCCTTACCAGACTTGATCCATAAAGTGGACACACTACATCTAGTGCTAAAAGAACATTTAGCCACAAGTCATGACACGCCTAATTTCTCAAAGTGCTTGTGTGAATCCTGCGTAACGTGCTAAAACTATTTATGTAAGCGCCAAGGCTTACATCTAAGAATAGGAAATCAGGGCATGATAACAATAATTGGCTTAGTGCTATTTTTCATTACTGGCTACGCAGCTGGAATGATGGTTGAAAACGAACACCACAAACAAAAACAAATCAAATGGGCAAAAAAACGTCACCCAGTTGGATCATCCATTGAACAGCAAATGGCTCAAGATGGATGGAAAATCTAATGGCATTTGACATAAGTAATTATGTGACAGTTGCCGAGCGTGTAGCAGAGTTTTATGCACGTTTCCCAGATGGCTCAATTCAATTTGAGTTTATGGGTGTAATGGATGGCGACCCAATGAAAATGTGGGGAGTTGCTAGAGCTTATCGATCAGCTGATGATCCACTACCGGGTATTGGTACAGCATCCGAGTTCATTGTGGGCAAAAGTCCATACACAAATGGATCAGAACTGCAGAACCTTGAAACAGCATGTTGGGGTCGCGCTTGCGCCAGCCTAAACATTGGCACATCTAAGGGCTTGAGCAGCAAAGAGGAAGTTATCGGTAGCCGAGAGCGACAAGCACCCGGTCCAGCCAAGCCAAAAGAGGTGGTGCAAGAGCCACCCAGAGACGCCATGGAAACCGACCCATGGCTACCTCCATCAACCATGGATGAGGGCATAGACGAACCTTTGATGCCGCTTTGCTTGCATGGGCCAATGACTAGACGAAGTGGTATTGGCAAAAAAACAGGTAAGCCCTACGCTGGTTATTTCTGTGACAATGAGCCACAATGTGATCCAAAGTTTGACCGATCATGAGCCACGACCACAGCAAATACTGTCACTGCGTATGCACTGACTTAATCGACTTACAGTCAGCTATAGAAATGGCCCGGGCGATCCACATTCAATACGAGCCACCTACTAAGCCTTGTTTGGTGTGCAATACCGTTGATGCTGCATGTGATAACTGCAAATGGAATAAAGATTGCATTATTTGTGGTGAGGTATGGCCTTGCGAAACATTTAAGATATTGGATTGCACAGCACCATGAGCCGCTGGGAACTGGAATTTCAAACTACATTACTTAGATTGTTAAGAATGACAAGGGATTTAAGAGGTCATGATTGCGAGCATTGTGGCAAATTGCTTAACGAGGTTTACACATGCCTATCAAAAGAAATAGATGCTGTACGTGAGAGGAGTCACGATGGACAATAAAGATGCCATGTTTGTTTCAATACTAAAGAAACTATATGGGGCTTATGAAGCGTTGCCGTACTTTGCAGAGAGCTGCGAGATTTGCATGGAAACACTTAACCCGGTGGACATTGGTGTTGATCCATACACAAACACACGAACTTGGATGACTAAATGCTGTGGTGAGGTTAATACTTACCAGCAAAAGTTAAGCCCACAAATATAAAAACTAGCCAGTAGTTGGAGTGGTTCTTGATCCCTCGTCCGGACTACTGGCTAGTCCCTAAATACTAATAGCAATACCTGACAAATGTCTAGGCAAGACTAAAACTGCTGGCTGCCTTATCAGCTGCTAAACCACCGTTAGATGGTGCTTCTTGGCATGCCTGATAATCATGCAAAATGCAGAAATGCGAGCCTATAAACATCATTTAAAACGAACTGCCTAAATGATTTCCCCAAGTGTTATAGGCACAAGGCGCAGTTGAATTAGTTGTAGTGACTAATTCCCTTTACAAGCGAAACTTATACGGTGACGGGTGTGGATCGGCTCGCTAAGAGCCAATCCTGCTCACTTACCGGTTCTGGGTGTGAATCACTTCTAAAATAAATACATGGAATCAAGAAGTGATAAATGGGTTCAGGTTAGACAATCTGAATTACTTAAATACGTCAATGGAGTAGAGATGTTAAGTAAAGACCACACACACTTACAACAAGAATTCAATGATGCCAAAATGATTGCCGGGATGATTGATAGAACGTGGAAAGAACGGCTGGATCAGCTTATGGATGTAATTATTGATATGCATCCATCAACCAATGTTCAATACCGTAATGGCATGATGGCTGCCTACAACATTATGCAAGGAATTGAGGATTAGTAATGCTTGACGTTAATTCCCCAAAAGGTCAGGAATCGCTAGAACACGAATTAAGAGCTGTACAACTATGGTCACACCATTACACAGACTTCACATATGTACACACACCTAAAGACGGACCAGCATTAGTTGATGCGGTCATAGTGGACAATGACACCAATGTCGTAGCCGTAGTAGAGCAAAAGTCCCGGAACATGAGCCTTGAGCAGCTGCAGAAATGGAACATGGAATGGCTTATTACGATGGATAAGATCGAGGCTGGCCGTTATGTAGGAAACGCATTGGGTGTGCCATACATTGGCTTCTTGTATTTAATTCCAGATGATTTGCTAATAACTCAAAAAATCAGCGACAAAGACGGCAAATGGACATGCGAGTTTCGTACAGACATAACCGAAACACAAGAAACTATTAATGGTGGCAAGATTGAAAGATTAAATGCCTACATTGATGTATCAGGGGCAAAACAAATAAGGCAGGGCTAATGACAATACTTGCGGGACTTACGCATGGAGGCAAGGTTTACATGGGTGCTGACCGGGCTATGTCAGACAGTAACTTCATTAGTCCATTGGCCAAGCCTAAAATTCGCAAAGTCGGCCCGTATCTAATTGGATACAGTGGGTCATTGGGTACAGGGCAACTTACAACTTTTGCTACATACCCGGATATAAATACACATAATTTAGAATCATGGATGCGTATGCAATTCTGTGGGGCATTACAAAGAGCTGCAGAGGAATTCAAAATAGACATAAACACTGATGACAATGGGGCAGACATACTTGTAGGAATTGCTGGCAGATTGTTTGAAATAAGCACTATTGATTGGTCAGTAGGGGAATATAACATGATTGCTACTGGATCAGGCTTTCCATTTGCCATGGGTTCATTACATGCCACACGCTTTACTGATGATCCACAATGGCGCATTAGAGAAGCTGTGGGGGCTGCGATAAAGTACAGTCCATCATGTGTAGGCCCAATAGATGTATTAGTTAATTAACAAATAGGAGTAACACAATGACACCAAATGAATTGGCAGATAGCGTTGATGCCATAATAAGTAACTTAAGAGCGCGTATCGTTGATGTAGGGGCTAATGAGTATTCACATGGCGATAGACAACACATTGAAACATTGACTAAAAGAGAGTTAATCATTAATGCTGTTGAGGAAATAGATGATGCATTGGTGTATCTAGCCCATTTAAGGACAAGGCTGGCATGCTTAGGTTCTGACCTAGACGATGAGTAAGGCACACGCTAGAGGCACAGATACCCAGTGGCGTAAGCTGCGTGAGGCATGCTTCCGGGTATGGGGTAAGACATGCATGTACTGCGGTGATCGGGCAACAGAGGTAGATCACATCATTGAGGTAGCGATAGGTGGCAGCAACAGCATCGACAACCTACAACCACTCTGTAAGCCTTGCCACATGGCTAAGACCGTTGCATTTAACACTGTAAGACCCACAGAGAGCCGTAGGGGCGTTTTTTCTGGGGCAGTGCCACAGATCGGAAGAGCA